CACCATGTAACGTGTGCTGGATGAGTGCTTGGTCCCACGGCAACCGGACGCCGAGCGCGGCATCGACCTGTTCGCGAGTTGCGCCCTTATACGTGTCAAGGTCAAGCACAACCACGCCGGGTGGTATGGGTACACCCACTATGCCTGTCGGCCAACGCTGTGAGGCTGGTGGCTGTGTCGCCCACTCACGCCAGTCCGTGTCCTTGGGTATGGCAGGTCCTTTGTGTGCCCCGCAAGGAAAAACACCCAACCCGGCAGCATAGAGCTGTAGGGCTAGGCTATTTGTCATGGGCGTATGCCTCGATGATTACCTCGAGAATGGCGCGTGAAAGTTCTGATTCGTTTACCCAGCTACGCCAAGAGATTCCATCCTTTTTTATGTAGCATTTGTTATCTATCCTACTACCCCACGTTAAAGTAACATGGTATTTAAGAATCAAATCCCACAATAGGGCTTTGTCGGTTAGTGGGTTGTACTCCCCGTAACACCCGGTTCCGTCATTAATTAACGGTTCGCCGTAACGGTTGGTTAAATAACCCTTCGGCTTATCAATCTTAGCAAAGGCAACGCACAACTCTAAGTCGTTCATGATCCCTTACCCCCTGCTCGGGATAGCAGTTCGTTCAGACTACTCTGGAATATGCGGATAGTGCGGGGGCCGAGAACGATACTGCGCAAAGTTTCGTTGGCGACCATCTGGAGGACCTTGTCAGTGCTGATGTTCAGCGTCTTGGCGACTTGGGCGGGTTTTAATAGCAGGTCTTCGCTCATGGTGTTAGAATTCCAGTTGGTTCGACAATTGTAATTGCAGTCTTTTAAGTTGGTAAAGATCAACTCGTTTAACTACACCAAAATCACGAAGGTTTTCACGTACACATTGTTGTAAGTCGGCTCGCATGATGAAACAACGAAACCAAAACCATTTAGCCTCATTATCAAAGCGCCATAACCACCCGAACGCCTGATATTTGGTCATAGCCGTAACTCTAAGCATAATTTTTTCCGTCCTGTTTGTTAAGTTGAACTTGCTTTGCCTCGTTAGGGTTCAACTCCGTTGACTCAGTGTCTCCCAGTGCTCCGGCTACTTGCTGCTTGAGCTCAGCCAGTTCCACCAGCTTCTGAACTATTAGCGGGTGGACTTCGTGAAGCAAGACATCAGTGCTGGCGAACACCGAGGTTCCCTCCATCATTAAGCGCCAATACCTATGACCGTCTCTCATCCAAGTGGATTGAGTTTTACGGACGTCGACTATCTGGCCGTCATGCGGGCCGCCGAGTAGTATTGTTTTCATGATAGTAACTCGATTAATTTAGCGTTGATCTTACCTTGGATCTCTTTTCTTGCAGCATAAGCAGCATCAGCATCAGCAGCATAAGCAGCATCAGCATAAGCAGCAGCAGCAGCAGCAGCAGCAGCATAAGCATCAGCATCAGCAGCAGCAGCAGCAGCAGCAGCAGCAGCATAAGCAGCAGCATCAGCAGCAGCAGCAGCAGCATAAGCAGCAGCATCAGCAGCAGCAGCAGCAGCACGGCGGCCGGACCTGCACCTTTCTTTGTTTTCTTCCGACGGGTTTTTCAAACATGCTTTGGCCGCTTCAATCGCTTTTCGCGGCGCACCACTTGAGTTATTTTTTTCGTAAATATGCAAGACCAATTCCGCTGAATAAATTGCAAGCTCAATTAAGATGTTTTTCTCACCCATCTTGGCGAGTAACCATGTGATGTCACTTAACACGTTTTCCCCACCAACAAGACTAGCGACATCAATCGGCTTGTCTTTGTCGTAATCAGCACCAACTTGCCTTATTAGGTTCTTAATACCGCTGGTGCAAGGGCTAAACTTCATTACTTCGTTGATCGTTGTTTTCATAATACGACTCCTGTTAGTTCATTTGCCCGCTCAAGCAGTTCATTAAACCCCGCTGGGACATTTGAGCCGTTGTTGAGTAAGTGGACTAAATCGACTATTGCGTTGAGCGTTTCCTCTAACTCGTCAATACGTTCGGTTAGTGGGTCAAACTCGGTTACGGTCTCCGCTCTCTGTGTCAAGGCCTTTAATGCCTCGTCGTCGGAGCCGACACCTAACACTTTACGGGTTGCTAACTCTAATGCTTCCCGTGCGGATGGGGGCATCAGTTCGGCCGCCTGAGTCATAACGTCCGCCGCGGCTAATGCCCGCTTTGCTGCTAGTATTTGTTCCATGCTATCTGCCCTTTAATCGTTATAATCGTTATAATCTACAGCTGAATGCCGTACTTTGCAACACGTTTCTTAACAAACTCGTCAATACTGTCGATAAATACCCGGGTCTTCCTGGCGCTGAACCGTATATACTTTAGGTCTCCGCTCTGCATCAACTGGTAAACCCGGACTCGGCTGAGGCCGATCCGTCGGGCCGCCGCCTCGGGTGTTATGGCTTTTCTGCCGCCGTTGCTTCGATCGGGTATGTCACGGACGAACACCATCCGATAACCTACCTCAAGCTGCACGGTCCCGATGTCGCCCTGGCTGATGATCCGCTCGATTGTATTTCGGTGACAGCCCATCCACCTGGCCGCCTCAGTAACCGACACCAATTCGATCCGGACGTTCAAACCGACCTCGTTTGAGAAGGCATATATATCACCACCTACCTTTGTCACGTATACCGAGGTGTCTAATTGGGCCAAACCTCCCAAATGTTTGTGTAAGTGTGTGTTAACTATTGCTGTGTAATGCACGACTATTCTCCTTTTTATTCAGTATAGCAATATGTGTGAATAAGTACAACTTCTATCTGTCCCGTTAGTCGACCGGTCAGATCCCGTTAGTCAAATTGCCGGAGAGGTAGACAGGGCTTGGCCTGTCCCGTTGTCCCGTTACTTTTTACTATATTCTGGATAATATAAGATAATAGAGAATAGTTATAAGAGTACTATAGTTATTAACGGTTATTTAAAATAAAAAGAAACAATTAGGAAAAGTAACGGGTTTGACGGGACAAGCCTTGCTGGGCCTAGGTTTCAAGCAATTTGACTAACTGCCCACTAACTGCCATCTCGTTATACGTGCGGTGGTTAACTTTCTATAACTAGTCCGTTTGCCAGCAAGACCACAATAGACTATAATGGACACTTAGATATTTATTCGAGGTGACCGATGGCGGTACGACTAACAGAACAACAGAAACGATGGGCCAGGTTCTATATTATCGATTTCAACGCCACACAGGCCGCCAGAGATGCCGGGTATTGCTATGTCCACGATCCGTTAGTCTTAATTTACGTCCAGCAGCTAGTAGATCAAAAACAAATGTTTGATGCATTAACGCCGCTCCAGCAGAAAGTGGTTGTAAACATTATTGCAGGGATGAGTGATATCGACTCATACTACGCAGCTGAGGGGAAGGCTGCGACACGGGAATCGGCGGCGGCGTCGGTCAGCCATATGTTAACAGATCGCAATGTCAAGGCGTATGTAGACGCAATGAAACAAGAGGCTGTCAATAGCGCCGTTATGGGCCGCACGGAGATGCTTGAGCGACTTTCTCTGCTCAGCCGGACCCCTATGTCCGATCTGATAGAATGGCACTCAATATTGAACGACAGCGGCGAACCGACGGGCCAAACTTTCTGGCGTATCAGAGAGTCCGCTAAGCAAGACCCCCTTGCGATGGCGTCAATTGCGGAGCTAACTGCAGGCAAGGACGGGTTTAAGCTCAAACAACATTCACAACTCGCCGCGATGAAACAACTCGCCGACATGCAAGGGTATAACAAGCCACAGAAAATTGAACAGAGTGGCGTCGTGGCCTCGGTTCAAATGAGCAAAGAAGAATACGCGGAAGTACGCAAGAAAATGTTGGAAGACGATGATTGCTGAGGCTATTACGCAAGCCAGGAAGATGGAGTGTGAGTTAAGTTTCGAGTACGCTACACGATTCTTTTTTAAGAAACGCCTCGGCAACAAAATGGTAATAGGCCGCCATCACCAGGTTATGTTTCAGTTCATGGAGGACGTATTTAGCGGTAAAATTAAAAGAGGTATTATTAACTTACCGCCGGGCTACACAAAAACAGAGATCGCCTCAATTAGCTTTATGGCCAACGGACTTGCCCGAAATCCGCGTGCAAAATTCCTTCACCTATCTTATTCGGACGGACTGGCCCTCGATAACTCAGCAAAGGTACGATTGGTAGTCAAATCGCCGGAATACCAAGAGATGTGGCCAATGAGCCCGCAAGACGATGCTGACAGCAAAAAGATTTGGTGGAATGAGTTCGGCGGAGGTGTGAGAGCCACGTCAACGATGGGACAGGTTATGGGGTTCCGTGCAGGCACCGCCGAGCACACTGCGGATAACTTCACGGGCGCACTAATTATCGATGACCCGGTAAAACCAGAGGACGCGTATTATGACCTCAAGCGAGAATCGGTTAATAACAACTACAACGAAACGATATCTTCGCGTGTGATGATTGAGGACGTCCCCATCTTGCTCATCATGCAACGTATCCACTGGAACGATCTATCAGGCTACCTGCTGCGCGGCGGTAGTGGCGAAAGGTGGTGGCACCTAAACCTATCCGTTGAGATAGATAACTCGAAGGCGTATCCGTCACAATATACTCACGGAATAGAATACCCGCACGGCCTTGATGACGGCTGGCTTTGGGAGTTTAAGCACCGAGAAGAACACCGACCTGCGCTTGAATCACATCGGCGTAAGCACCGAGCTCAGTACATGCAAGACCCACTCGAACGCAATGAAGATAACCAAGTCTGGACGGATGACATGATCCGAAAGGCCCGAGCTAAAACGTTTGGGGAACCAACGAGAACTCTCGTATCCATTGACCCGGCGGTAAGTAATAACGCTACCAGTGACGACCACGGAATCGTAGTGGCTCATAAACATCAAAAAAATCAGTACTCCGTTGAGGAAGACCTCACCCGTAGTGGCAGCACGCTCGAATGGGCACAGGCAGCAATTGCGGCATATGAAAAACATAGTGCAAACGCCATAGTGATAGAGACCAACCAAGGCGGTGACATGTGCGAGTCAACGTTAAGAAACGCCGGCTTTAAGGGTAAAATAATCAGAGTACATGCCAGTAAGGGCAAGGTCGCGAGGTCGGAACCAGTTGCAGCACTATACGAATTGGGTTACGTATCGCATAATGAGGGTCTGTCTTTAATGGAGGACGAGATGCAGGACCTCGACCCACTTACCGGAAAGGCAAAAGGCAAGTCCCCGAATCGAGTAGACGCTGTAGTCTGGGCACTAACCGAACTCGCACAGCTAGAGAAAAAAATACACATTGGGTAAAATAGTTTACAATAAGGCGAATCACTGTGGATAATGATCTATGAGCATATTTAACCCGTTCAGTTGGGGCAGACAGGCCGAGACCAAGAGCTCGACGAAAGTACTCGGCCTCTCCGATGAGCTTGGTAGTTTCTTAAAGTTCGGGGCTACCGGTGCCGCGACCACACCCACCAGCGCAATGAACCTACATGATAAATCCAGTGCAGTCAGTATCCCCATTAATTATATTGCCGAGGCGTTCGCCAGTATTAACCCGGTACTCAAAGAAGGCACCGAGATTATTACCGACCACCCGGTACTCGACCTTCTACAAACACCTAGCCCATTCTACACGCAGGA